AAATTATTCAACAGTAAGTGGTGGTTATGGTAATACTGCAAGTGCTAATTCTTCAACAATAAGTGGTGGTTATTGTAATACTGCAAGTTGTACTGGTTCAACAGTAGGTGGTGGTAGAGGTAATACTGCAAGTGCTTATTATTCAACAGTAAGTGGAGGATACACTAATATAGCATCAGGTCCATACTCATTTATTGGTGGGGGTAAGATTAATACCGCTAGTGGATATGTTTCTACAGTAAGTGGGGGATATACTAACACTGCATCTGGTCCTTATTCATTTGTTGGTGGTGGTAGATTTAACAGTTCATCCGGTCAGTATTCAACAATAGGTGGCGGAATTTGTAATACTTCATCGGGTTCTTATTCAACAATAAGTGGAGGTTTAAGTAATACTGCAATTTGTGATTATGCAACAATAGGTGGCGGACGAGGCAATATAAATACCCAATCATTTTCAGTAATTGTAGGAGGTAATTATAACTTTCTTTGTGGTATAGGTGATTCTGCAAATTCTTTTATTGGTGGAGGATTTTTTAATTCAATGAGCGGGTATGCTAATTTTGGTTCATTTATAGGCGGAGGTTCTTGTAATTCTATTTCTGGTTATGGCGAAGGAACCGCATTTATAGGCGGTGGTTCAAGAAATACACTTTCTTCATGTTATGGCTCTTTTAATACAATTAGTGGAGGTTACTATAACAAACTTTGTAATACAACTTGTTTTGGTAATTATGGTTCATTTATAGGTGGCGGTATTGGTCATAATACAACAGGTGGCGTATTTAATTTTTCAAATGGTAATTATTCTACTATTCCAACAGGTTTTTGTGAAGCAGGTAGATTATCTTTTATAGGTGGTGGCCTTGAGAATAAAGCAACAGGTCAATATTCATCTATTGGTGGTGGTATAGGTAATACTGCAAGTTGTTATAATGCAACTATTGGTGGAGGCACATTGAATACTGCAACTTCTGGTTGTTCAACAGTAAGTGGAGGTTATCAAAATTCTGCATCTGGTTTTGTGTCAACAGTTAGTGGGGGATATAATAACACTGCATCAGCTTATGTTTCATCTATTGGTGGTGGTAGATTTAACACTTCATCCGCTGATTATTCAACAGTAAGTGGAGGCGGTGGTAACAATGCTAGTGCTTATAGTTCAACAGTAGGTGGAGGTTATTTTAATACAGCAAGTGGTGATAGGTCAACAGTCAGCGGAGGTTCTAATAATACTGCAACAGGTTTATATTCATTCATAGGTGGAGGATTCAAAGGATTAAATAATTCAATTGATGGATTTGTAGGTGGCGGTAACTGCAACAATGTTTGTAATTCAACATCGGGATGTTTATCTTATGGCGCTGTAGTTGTGGGTGGTGTTGGAAATAATACTACGGGAGGAACGTGGTCATTAGCATCTTGTACTTTTAGTGCTGCACCAACAATTTGCAATGCGGGAGCAATGTCTTTCGTAGGTGGCGGGTTTCAGAATTTAGCTACTGGTGGTTGTTCTGGTATATTAGGTGGATGTAATAATAAAGCTAGTGGAGGAACAAGTGCTGTGATAGGAGGTAATTCTAACACATCATCTGCTATTTATTCAATTACTGGTGGATGGAATAACATTGCAAGTAATGGTTTAGCAGTTGCTGTTGGACAATTTAATATTTCGTCAGGAAATTTTGCAGTAGCTTTCGGTAGAAATAATACATCATCAAATGCACAAACAGTAGTCAGTGGCGGACGGTCAAATACCGCATCTGGATATAGTTCAGGTATACTTGGTGGTCAATCCAATGTTGCTTCTTGTGCTTGTTCATTTATCGTTGGATCTAATATTACAACAAACAGGTCATGTGCAACATTTGTAAATAATTTATCAATAATGAACATACCAACATCTTCGGCAGGATTACCCGCAGGTTCAGTATGGAATGATCTTGGAACTTTAAAAATTGTATAGTGAAATATATTAAGATATCAAATATTAATCTATCTACAGTACTTCAAGTATGTTTGATAGTTATGTGCATATTTTTACTTATGCGTAATCCTAAGCAAATTTACCCAGTTAGTAAACAAAAGACTATTGAGAGAAGAATTGAAGGTAAGGAAACTATAATTAAAGAACAGGGTAAAGCAATTGATAATAGCAAAGTTATTATTGAAGAACTTAATCATGGTCTTTATGATTTACAAGCAGAACTTGAGAAAGTTAAAAACTCCAGGGATACTTTTAAAATTACACAGATCCAGGATACTATGATCCATGTACTCTACCGTAGAGACAAAGAGAAGGATGCAATTATATCTGCCCAGGATACCATTATAGTAGCACAGAGATATATTATAAACTCTCAGGATACTATTATCACAGCACAAGCTTTTGATATTAAAAAATTAAAGAGACAAAGAAACATCTCTTTTATATTGAATGGAATATTAACTACGGGATTAATTATAAAATGATGGAAATAGCACAACTAGTACAATGGGGTTTAATAGTAGTAACGGGAGTTCTTGGATATTTTCTAAGAATGATTCATGCTGATGTTAGAAACAATACAGAAAGTTTAGGAAAACTAAAAGGAAAGATTGAATTGGTAGAACAAGAATCAAGACTTAAGTATCAAGCAATTCAAGAACAAACTCAGTTAGAAATTAAGAACCTAGCAAGAACTGTAGGTGAGCTATCTGATGCAGTTAAACAATTAATATTACAAAGATAATGGATACAACAGCAGTAGAAACAACAGCACCAGACTTTGGTGTATTTGCACAATTAGCAGACTATGGTCCGCTTGGATTAGCAGTGCTTGCTCTTGGATATGTTGCTTGGTTATTTATCAAGAGATATCTTGATGAAAATAAAAAGCTTAAAGAAGAGGTAGCAGAAAAAAAAGTAGTAAAAAGAAAAACTAAGAAGTAATGTCATTTGGTCCCTTTGAAGTATTAACACAGTATGGAGTATTAGGCTTTGCTGTATTAGCACTGGGTTATCTATGCTGGATGTTTTTAAATAAACTTCTTAAAAGTGAAGAAGACTTGAAAGCAAAAGTAGAAGAGCTAGAAGGTGATTATAGAGATGAACTAGAAAAGAAACTAGAAGAAAGCACTGAAAGCTCAAAGAGTCTAAAAGAAACTGTATTGATGCTATTTGGTAAAAAATGAAAAAGAAACTTCTTATAGTTGGACTTGGATTTGTTGCTCTTGTTTGTATACAAATCTTTTCAAGTGGACATGAACATGTGGTAGTTGTAGAAGACAATGTACAACTAACAGGTGAGAATAAGAAACTTACTACAGCAAATAAGCAGTTAACAAATAGTGTAAATAAACTAGAAGCTGAAAAAGAAGACTTAATAGAAGATAAAGAGAATCTGCAAGAAATGGTTTCTGAAGTTATAGGAGATTTAGATAGCACTAGATCTGTTGTAAAAGATATTAAAAAAGAATTAGCAAATGAAAAGGATATTGTTCGCAAGCAGTCTACTGGTAAGCAGTTTGAGTTTCAGCCAATCACGCTACCCACTTCAGACGGTGATTGATGGAGACTCTGTAGTTATCCTTACAAAAGCTCAAGCAGATACCATTAATGCAATCTTTGATAGTCAGAGAGCTAAGATTGCACAGTTTAAGCAAGAAACAAAAGTAAAAGATTCTATTATCTCATTAAGAGATACTATGTTAATCTTCTATACCTCTAGATATACAGAATATAAAACAATCATAGAGACTCAAATTATTAGAGAAGATAAGTTAGATACAATCCGGGGTTGGTTATTAGAAAGAGCAAAAGAAGGGTCCTGGGTGTATTATTCATACATTAATGATGAAATAGTAGCCGTAGACTTATCAGACTATATTGTAAGAAAAGATGATTTTACTGGAGATCTTTTATTCTATAAAAGAACAGAAGAATGTCCAGATGATAATAAACAAAAAGAACCGCCCCTTGGTTGGCACACTGACATTGTAAAACCAAAAAGACCTAAACTAAATATTTTTAAACTATGAAAAAGTTTTTTAGAGAATTAATCTCAGATGATAATCAAATTAATGAGCAAGCATTTGTAGGAGTTATATCATTCTTTGCAATGGTATTTGTTCTATTTGTAGATGTAATTACCGGCATCATTGGTAATGAACTTATCATTAAAGAATTTATCTTTGATGGATTCATGTTGCTTACCTTAGGTGCATTTGGTATTACAACTGCAGGAAGAATACTTAAGCTTAAGGAAAAAGTTAAAAAAGAAGAAGAGACTTCAGAAGAAGTAATAGATTAACCATATAAAATAAATAAAAATGCAACTAAGTAAAAATCTAGCATTGTCAGAAGTAACAAGAAGTGAAACTGCAAAAAGAAGAGGTATCTCTAATATGCCTACACCTGAGCACATTGAGAACTTTAAATTATTGGCTGAGAAAGTATTTCAACCAATCCGTGACCATTTTGGTGTTCCTATCCGTATTAGTTCAGGATACCGCAGCAAAGAGTTAAATACAGCTATTGGTGGCTCATTATCTTCACAGCATTGTCAAGGTGAAGCTATTGATATTGACATGGATGGTACAACAGTAACTAATGCTGAAATCTTTAACTATATTAAAGACAATCTAAACTTTGATCAACTTATCTGGGAATTTGGTACAGATACTAATCCTGATTGGGTACATGTATCTTATGATTCATCTGGTAAGCAACGTAAGCAAATCCTAAAAGCTAAAAGAGCAGCTGGTGGAAAAACTACGTATGTTCCATATAAATAAGTACGTATGAAGTTCAGAAATGGTTGGAATACTTATACCAAACAATGGGATAAGTTAGCTATTAAAGTAAGATTCTCATTCATTGATATCTTATCTATTGAGATAGATGTGTCTAGAGACTTTTACCTTTTAACAATCTTAAATCTTACTATTAAAAATAGATAAAATGAAAAATTCAAAAGGACTTAAAGGAACAACAGATGCACTAGCACATTGTAAGTCAATGTATGCAAAAGGTGGATCAGCTGGTAAAAATCAAATGATCCGTTCTATGAAAAGTTATGAGATGGGAGGTACATCTCAATCAGCTGATTTAGGTGATGATCTTAAAAGAGGATGGCGAAAAGTTAAAAGAGCTGTTAGAAATACAGTTAATAGTATGAAAAATCCAAGTCATACCCCAACATTTAAGAAATCTAAATGTGGTGGCGCAGGCTGCTGGAACTAATTTTAACTAACATATAGAAATCCAGGTACTTATAGTATCTGGATTTTTTATTTAAACAATATACATTTAAACTTATTTTGTATATTTGTTGTAAACCAAATAAATTAAATATCATGGAAAACCAACAAGAAAGAGAATTTACAGCTGAAGAACTAGCTGCTCAAAAAGAACAAATGCTTCAATTCTATACTGAGTCTATTCCATACTTAGAAGCTCAACTTAAGTATGAAGAATATCTTATGAAGATTGATGAAGCAAGGTACAAGAGAAATACTATTCAGATGCAGTGGGCAATGATGATGCAAGCTCAACAAGAACAAGAATCAGAAGGATCTGATTTTGATATTGACAATGAACCTAATATTCCTGAACAAGGTAAAAGGAAGCTCAGAAAAGGATAGTCATGGCTTTAGTAAATCAAGTACAGAAACGTGTAAAAATGCCTAAATGGGATGTAGTAAAGTTCCAGATACTAGTGCATTGTTACATTAATAGAATTACCATGAGTGATTCTGATTTAAACTGTCTTACTTTACTAAGTCTTAATGAACCAATTGAACTTACTGAATTTTGTTATGAGGCCTCTTCAGAAGAGGAATGGATTTTTAAATCACCACAAACTGTTAGAAACTGTATTAATAAAGCAGAAAAAAATGGTATTGTGGTTAAAAACCCAGACAATAAAAAGATAATATCTATTAATCCAAGTTTAAAAATTCAAACTGAAGGTACAGTATTACTTGATTATAAAATCTTAGGGAATGAATCCACGGAAGTCCAGTAAATTATATAAAACAGTTTCAGAAGATTTAAATATAAGTGAAACACTTGTAGAGAACATAATAGAACATTATTATAAAGAGGTTAGAACTTGTATGTCAGAATTAAACCATGCTAGATTGAATGTAACTGGACTAGGACATTTTTTTGCAAAACCTCAAAAAGTAAAAAAAGATATTGTAAGTATCACTGCTATTCTTAAGACACATGATGTATCTACATTCAAAGCATATTTTAGTAAGAAAAACTATGAAGAGACTTTAGATAAACTAATCATTTTAGATAAAGAATTGACAGAACAAAAACAACTAAGAGTAAAATATAAAGATGAAAGCAGCACTAAAAGCAATCTGGGAGAATAGAAAAGGAATTCTAGAAGGTGTAAAAAACTCAATTATTAGAGATGAGTTAGTAGAAGACATTGCAAGAATGAGATATGACATTTGTGATGAATGTGAACACATAGATAATAAAGGAAAAGAATGTGCTGTAAAAGGTACTCAACCCTGTTGTGCTGAGTGTGGATGTTCCCTTCAATTTAAAACAAGATCTCTTTCTTCAGAATGTCCTCTTGGTAAATGGCAAGCAATTGCTACAGAAGAAGAGGAAGATAAACTAGATGAACTATGAGCATAGTATTTAATGCAGATGATCACAGCTACAAGAGTGTAGATCCCAATGATGAAATCAAATGGGTTAGTGTCACTACTTTACTGTCTAGTCTTAAGAAACCTTTT